TGACTTTGAACATATTTTTTAGAGTCATCATCATATATAAATTCTGTCATCCAGGAAGTATCTTGTACAGGCTCCTCATGTACTTCAGGCTCTGGACTAGGCTCAACTGGACGAGGTTTTATGCCTGGCCTCTGTAATACTTCTTGTTCTTCGTTTGTATATTGCCAATATGTTTCCTGTTTGCTGTTTCTACCTAATAACTTTTTATACATAGTCTTAACACATATACTTACATTTTCGTATCTATTGTGTTCACAATCTATAAACATATTACGCAATCCCTCTACTAATCTGCCCAATCTGAGCACGTCTCCGCCTATTCCTGCAATATTAATGTCAATTGTTACATAATCCTTAATCTCATTTATAACATCTTTTAAATGCTGTTCGTCTTGCGATAGAGGGTGATACGTTAATACTACACCGTCCATGTAGTGCTTTGCTTTACTCCACCAATTTATTGTTCTACTACCATTAGTAAATACAACATTATGTGTATCATAATCACTTATCTTGCGAATAATCTCTTCAAAGCCTGGTAATACTGTTACTTCTCCGCCTATAAGTTCATAGTGAACTCTTTTACCCTGATTGTTATAATGCGTTGACAGGCGCTCTATGGCAGTCAGATAGGCTTCTAAGGGCAACCATGGCTTACTGCCATCATGTAATATTTCAGGACAATATTCACATTTGTAATTACATTGATTACCCATATTCCACTGAATGCGTATATTATCCATAGGACCTCTAGCATGTGGACCACGTACTGATTTTAAATTGGGCATTATGCTCCTACAAAAACTGTAGGAGATCCAGGGGAAATAGGATGAGCACATGTGGCAATACTGATACCTGCAACTGTTACAGGTTTGCCTTCGCTAAAAACTGTGGCAGATCCGTTTGCAACTAAACTAGATCCTGATGTGTGTGGTGGTTCACCGTGTGTTGTTAAACCATCTCCTACTAAAGATAATTTTTGGCTTTCACAGAATACTGATGTAGATCCTGGACCTAAAATGAGGCCTCCGCCTCCCATATCTAAAATTGTTCTACCTATTCCTGGCATACAACTATTTATCTAGTTTTTAGGATTCTTCGTGTAGTTTTAAATAATCTTCTTCTGATTTTTTGTTAGTCTTAACGACTGTTAAAACTTGATCTAATGACATTATTACTTCTTCTGTAGTACCTGTGTACATGAATGGAATAACTGCTATCTCATCTTCAAATATTACTACAGTATTAGGATTTTTAATATTGAGCATATTACTTTTTTCATTTAATGCTAAAAGAAATCCAATTACTTCAACACCAGAAGTAAGTTTTATAGTAACTACTTTACCAACTAAGTTTTTTGCATTATACATATTTGCCATAATAATATTTATGTAATATGAATTTTTATTATAGAAATTATAGGCTAAAACCTTTAAACGAATCTTTTTCTACGTCTTGTTTTGTTCCGCCTATAACATATGAACTTATTTCTGTTTCTTGTGGTGCTACTTGTACACTACCGCCTGTAATCCATGTCTGAGTCCATGGCAAAGGATTTGTGCCTGTATTAAATATTTTTTCCTGTCCTACGGCATGCATACGTTTACCTGCAATATATTCTACATATTGCTTCAATAGTTCTGCATTTAAACCAATAATACTACCATCTTTAAATAAGTAATCTGCCCATTGTTTTTCTTGCTCTACTGCATCTAAAAACATTTGTGTACACTCTTCGTATGTTTCTTTTTTAATTTTAGCAAAGTCTTTATCGTCTTGAGGTAATAATTTTAACATAGTTTGAGTACTTGCTAAGTGGACATTTTCGTCCCTTGCTATAAATCTAATTATCTTTGCATTTCCTTCCATTCTTTTAAGTTCTGCAAATGCCCAACTACAAGCAAAACTTACATAAAAACGTACACCTTCCAATATGTTTACACTCATTAAACACATCCATAGTCGTTTCTTATGCTCATATTCGTCATATTTTTTACTGCCTTGCTCTCTTAATAAATTATACTCTATAAGTTTGTCATAAGTATCTGTAATACTGTCTGCACAATCACAAATTTCTTCTATATCTAATAGTTCATCAAATACTTTACTAGGATCTGGATACACATTTCTTATAATATGTGTGTAACTTTTACTGTGAATTGTTTCACTAAATGCCCATGTTTCTATCCAGGTTTCCAATTCAGGTAAACTAACTATAGGTAGTAATGCTAAATTAGGCGAACGTCCTTGAACACTATCAAGCAATATTTGTCTTTTTAAATTACTTGTAAATATGTGTTGCTCAAAATCTGTAAGGTTTTTAAAGTCTGTAGCATCTTTTAGAATATCAACTTCTTCTGGTCTCCAAAAGAAACCTAGTTGCTTATCAGTAAATTTTTCAAATTGCTTATATTTTATAGTATCAAATCTCTGTATGGAAACTCCTCCAGCAGGATCTAAAAACATTGTTGCTTTAGTATGATGTTTTTTATTATTAGTATCTAAAACTGTCATTAATTTCCGCCTCTTGTTCTATTTAGTGCTGGCCTTTTGCCATTTTTTTCAAAGTAATGTGCTATTAAGTCTTCTTCATCTACACTATAGGTAGAAAAAGTTTTTGATATTTCTTTGCCTACTATGTTAGTGTAAGAAAATTCTTCACTATGACTTTGCTTACCCCATAACTCCATTCTTATATCTGTTTCTGCCATTTGCTGTATAATATACTCTGCGTTTTTATGTCCTGTTGGACTACCAGGATTATGAAGTCTGTGTTCTCCCCATCTTTTTTTAATGGACATTCCATATTTACCTATATAAATTACTTCTTCCTTCTTGTTACTTTCATTTATTAATACCCAACAATATACTCCAGATTTAACTTCACTTGCAAATGGTGTTAAAGTGCTAGTTATTTTACCTTCAACAACGTCTACATCGCCTGCCTTTTCAAAACCTAGTGCTTGTAATTCTTGGCTTGTCATATTTTACAACTCTCACAATCATCATCTTCATAGTCAACATTAGTGATAGGTGCTTCGCTGACCACATTGTTAGATGTGTCTGCATTAATATCTATCTCGCCTTGACCGTCAAACGTGTTATTATAATATAATTGTTTGCCACCGTATTTATAAAACATCAGCAAATCTTGTATTAAAACAGACATAGGAACCTTTTCATCTTCATAATGCTCTGGGTTATAACTTGTGTTTACACTAATTCCTTGGTCTATATATTTTTGTAATACAGATACTATTTTTAAATAACCTTGTGGAGACTTTTGATCCCAAAGCAGATCGTACTTGTTTTTATAATATGGAAAACCAGGTACAACCTGCTTTAATACACCATGTTTACTTTGCTTAATGCTTACATAACTTCTAGGAGGTTCTATTCCATTAGTGCTGTTACTAATTTGAGCCGAAGTTTCTGCAGGCATAATAGCCATTAGTGTGGAATTCCTAATACCAGTTTCTAGTAACTGTTTTCTTAATCCTTTCCAGTCTTGTCTCTCTTTATGTTTTACTAATTCATCAACATCTTTTTTGTATGTCTGATTAGGTGTAAGGCCTTGTCCATATTTAGTCTCTTCTGACTTAGGACATGCACCCTTTTCTTCAGCCAAATCTGCACTTGCTTTAATTAGAGCATAACTCCATGCTTCTGCCCATTCGTCCACAAGATTTAAATCTGGATCTTGATATGTACTATCATTTTTAGCCATCCAGTATGCAAAATTAATTATGCCTATTCCAAGTGGCCTTCTGTTCATTGTACTTATTTCTGCCGCCAATATAGGGTACTCTTGATAATCCAAAAGTTCATCTAGTCCTCTAACTGCTAAATTACATATCTTTTGCATTTCTGTTGTATCTTTAATTACACCCCAATTTACAGCACTTAATGTACATAAACTAATTTCACCATCAGGATCATTTATATGTTTAAGTGGTTTTGTTGGTAAATCTATTTCACAACATAAATTACTTTGCTTTACGGGTGCTAATTCTTCTACAAATGCTCCGTGTGTATTAGCATGATCAACATTCATTAAATAAATCCTGCCTGTGTCTTTACGTTCTTGCATAAAACTACTAAACAACTCAATGGCAGGCATAGATTTTTTTCTTATGCTAGTCATACGTTCTGCTTTTTCATATAGTTCTTGGAACTTATCCTGATCTGTAAAAAATGCTTCGTATAATTCTGGAACATCATTAGGACTAAACAATGTAATATTTTCGCCCTTAATAAGTCTTTCGTACATTAACTTATTAAATTGTACTCCATAATCCATATGCCTAACACGGTTATCTTCTACACCCTTATTATTTTTTAATACTAGTAAATCTTCTACTTCTAAATGCCAAATAGGATAGTATAGAGTTGCCGCTCCGCCTCTTACTCCGCCTTGCGAACAACTTTTAACTGCTGACTGAAACAATTTATAGAATGGAATAACTCCTGTGTGGGTTGCATCTCCACTCCTAATTTTAGAACCAACTGCTCTAATACTTCCAGCACCAATACCTATACCAGCCTTCTGACTTACATACTTAACAATACTGCTAGTTGTTGCGTTTATACTATCTAAACTATCATTTGTTTCTATTAATACACAACTACTAAATTGTCTTTGAGGAGTTCTTACACCAGCCATTACTGGAGTAGGCAGACTTAATTTAAATAAACTTATTGCATCATAGTATGCTTTTATGTAGGACATTCTTGTATCTGCAGGATAATTACTAAACAATGTGGCGGCAATCATCATGTATGCTACTTGTGGTGTTTCAAATATTTTTCCTGTTGCTCTGTTTTGCACTAAGTACTTGCCACGGAATTGTTCCATCGCCGCATAAGTCAATACTTCATCTCTTTCATGATCTATATAACTTTGTAATTGATTTATTTCGTCTTTAGTAAATAGATCTGTAAATTCAGAATCGTAAAATCCTTCATCTATATTTTCTTGAACTATATCACATAAACAAGGAGGCTCAAATTGTCCGTAAACCATCTTACGCAAGTGATAGTTAATTAATCTACCTGCAACATATTGATAATTTGGAGCCTCTTCTGAGATTAGATCTGCCGCACTTTTGATAAGTGTTTCCTGAATATCTTCAGTATCTATTTTGTCAAAAAATTGTATTTTGGAATTTATTTCTACTTGTGATGCACTAACACCAGCAATACCTTCACATGCATACATTACTACTTTATGCAACTTGTCTATATTTAAATCTTCTAGTGTGCCGTCTCTTTTCTGTACTTGCATGTGTGTCCCTGGTTACTCAAAAGTTTGAGTTTATAAACTATATTTATGTAGTTATTATTATATTATAAAACTGTATAAAAGTCAATAAGTAAACTGATCTTTTTTCAATTTATGTGTAGAGAAAATTGTGGAGTTGTCTTTAACAAAATCCCAATCAGATATTTTACCTATTTCAAAATTGTAGACTTTATCCTTGTCTAAAAATACTAACCCATCGTTACCATTAATGTTATTACTTATCACAGGAAATTCTAGAACATCTGAAGATATGAAATCTGCATATATAAGATGAGAGACCATTATTAATGTAACTCCACTCTGACAAAAATATCCTTGATTAACAATTTCAAATGGGTCTGGCCAACTCTTAGGCGTGTAATAGTCCAAGTATCTAGATACTAATTTAATACTTTTGTATTCTGCAACAAGATCTTCTATATTAGAAAATTTAGTTTGCCTTAATTCTCGCCATATAGTTAATCTGTCATTTGCTGACTGATTTCTGTAAAACATTTAAATTTGTGTTTATGAGTTCCAACGTCTAGTAACATATTTCATTGAAGTAATTTTATTAACAGTACTTGCGGCATTTACCAAAATACTTGTATTAGTTGCAGGGTCTACTATAGCACTAAATGATACTGTACCTGAAACTGTATCTGCTACATCAGTTGCATCGTCTCTAAATACAACTGTAGCATTACCTGTACTACTATTATAAAAACTACTTGCATGTAATTGTCCTACACGTCTATAATTTCCGTCGCTTGTTCCATCAAATGTAACAGTATAATCTATTACATAACTATCATAACTTGATGTTGAAAGTGTTGCTACTGTATGAGCAGTTGCTGACGCAGGTATTGAAACTGATTCAACATCATCAAATGTTGTAACCTTTGTACCAGCACCACTTGATAGGGAAGTTTTAAGTTCTATATTTGTACTTAAATTTACTAAACCTTTTATGTCTGGATTTGCTGTATTAAAGTATATTTGATTTACAATATGATTAAAGTCACTTGCTTGGTTTCTTGTTGTAAATGTAATAAACTTATTAGCATCTTCATTTGTAATTGACAAAGTATATGTACCTAAGTTTGGCGCATTATCACTAAACTTAGTATTAGATTGTGCTGATGTAAATAAAGGAACATTTTTACTTACTACTAAGTCACTTATCCAACTTTCTAATTTTGCTTTAATTGTATGAGTATTTCTTGTTTTACTGCCTATTGGTAAACTTAATGCTCCCATTGTACCTGCACTATCATCATGTAAAGTAAACTCTAAACCTCCAGATGTAGATGATCCTAAACTATCAAAAGATGCCTTTGTAGTTACATAAATTTGATTTGTTGTATTAGGTATATAGGATATACTTGGAAACTCACTAATTCCTTGGAATACACTGATTACAGAGTCTA